ATTACATCTAAATTCACAGGCTATCAAGCAATAAGAATTACTACCTACATAACAATATTTGAAGAGGCTGAAGAGGATAGTGAAGGAGAAGAATACACATATACCTACACAGAGAATACTTCAAGAACTACTAGTTATATACAACAAGTAATTACTACTTATTATACAAGTACTTCATTCAATACTAATACTTCTAGAAATACTGCGTTTACAAATTCAACAGGATTTACAAATAATACAGCTAGAATAACAGCGTTTACTAATAACACAGGTTTTACAAATAATACAAATACAAGTAGAATTACTGCTTATATAGATAATACAAGTTTTGGTACAAGTAGAAATACGAATACAAGTAGGATTACTGCTTATATAGATAATACAAGTTTTGGTACAAGTAGAAATACAAATACAAGTAGGATTACTGCTTATGTAGACAACACAAGTTTTGGTACAAGTAGAAATACGAACACTACTCAATCTACAAATACAAGTAGAAGTACTGGATTTACAAATAGTACTTCATTTACAAATAATACTTCTCAAGCAACAAATACAAGTAGAAATACAACACAAGCAACAAATACAAGTAGAAGTACATCGCAAGCAACAAATACAAGTAGAAGTACTAACACTACACAATCAACAAGTTACAATACAGTAAGAATATCGAATACATCAAGAAATACTAATACAAGTCAATCAACTGCGTACAATACATTAAGATTATCGAATACATCAAGAAATACTAATACAAGTCAATCAACAAGTTATAACACGGTCAGAATATCAAATACTGCTAGAAGTACCAATACAGTTCAGAGTACTAACACTACACAAGGTACTAATACAACTCAATCAACAAGTTATAACACAGTAAGACTATCAAATACTGCTAGAAATACGAATACAACGCAAGGTACTAATACAACGCAAGGTACTAATACAAGTCAATCAACAAGTTATAATACATTAAGACTATCAAATACTGCCAGAAGTACGAATACGGTTCAGAGTACTAACACTACACAAGGCACTAACACTTCTCAGTCAACAAGTTATAACACATTAAGATTATCAAACACTGCTAGAAGTACTAATACTAGTCAGTCTACAACTAGAACGACTACATTTATAACAAGTACAGCATACGAAGATAATACTTCAGTATCAACAAACACTGCTAGAAGTACGAATACTACTCAGGCCACTACTAGAAACACTACGTTTACAACAAGTACTGCTTATGTAGATAATACTTCACAGTCTACAAGTTACGAGACAGCATATATCACAAGTAGAATTAGTTCAAGATCTACAGGTACAAGTAGAAATACTACTACTACGTTTGCTACTTCGCAAGGTACAATTACTACAAGATCAACAGCTTCAAGCAGAGATACTACAACAGTATTTAATACATCCAGAGCATCATTGACTAGTAGATCGACTGCTTCAAGTAGAGATACTTCTACAGTATTTAATACAACTCAATCTACAGGTACACAAAGAAGTACAGCATCTAGTAGAGATACTTCAACAGTATTTAATACAACGAAGACCACAGGTACTCAAAGAAGTACAGCATCTAGCAGAGATACTACAACAACATTTAATACTTCGAGACTAAGTTTAACAAGTAGAGGTACTATTACATCTAAAGACACTACTACTACATTTGCTACCTCACAAGGTACAATTACAACTAGAAGCACAGCGTCTAGCAGAACTACTACATCAGTATTTAACACAACTCAATCTACTATTACTAGTAGAGGTACTGCATCAAGTAGAACTACTGTATCAGTATTTAACACAAATACTACTACAGGTACTCAAAGAAGTACAGCATCTAGCAGAGATACTTCTACAGTCTTTAATACAAATACAAGTACTGCTTCAAGTAGAAGTACTGGTACAAGTAAAACTACTACGTCCACTTTCCTAACAGACAGAGGAACGGGATCAAGTAGATCAACTCTTACAGATAGAGGAACAACAACTACGTTTGCGACTACACAAGGTACGGTCACAACTAGAACAACTGGAACGAGTAAAAGTACTACAACTACTTTTAATACTCAAAATGTCACAGGTTCAAGTAGGTCAACAGGGTCTTCCAGAAGTACAGAAACTTCAAGAACGACAGCGTTTAATACAACTACAGGATTTGAAACTAGTAGAACAACAACATTTGCTACAGGCAGAACTACTACAACTACCTTCAATACTACAAGAACTACAGACACCACGATCTCAACAGATCATTTAACCACAACAGTATTTAATACATCTACTGTTGTATACGAAAGAACAACAGCCTCACAGGTGGGAACTTTATTCGACACAGAAGTTTCCAGTCTAGACGACTACGGATTCTCATTCTGGGATGGCTCAAAATGGAGTGAAAGCAACTAAGAATGAAAAGTGAAGGCGGATTTGAAAAAGAAACAAAAATAACACCAGAGTATGTTAATAATAAGATGGAAAGCATGATGCATGCGTTATATGATTCAATTGAAGAATCAGAAAAGAGAATGAGAAATTTAGAAAAACAAATATTTGACCTAAAAAATGGCGAGTAGAAAAGGTAAGCCTTTGCAGGCTATGACGATTAAGGAATCTTTGGGAGATATTCCTACTCATTTTATGAAGTCAGGGTCTTCGTATAGACCTATAAAAGATCTAAATACTCTAGAAGCTTTTAAAGAAAGGATTATTGATGACTCTTATAGAGGTGCAAAATTTCAGTACGATATATGGTTTAATACTAATGCTCTAAATACAATACACAAGTGGCTTTATACAGATTTTTTAGGAAATGGTATTACAATGAGAGTTTCTAGTATTAAAATTAATGATAAATTAATGCAGTCAATTGTTAACGACCCTTACTTAGAAATAGACTATGAAAGGTGTGAAAAAATTGTAAACAACTTTCATAATAAATATACTCTAGGTGTAAATGAAAGGTACTATGATAAAGTAATATTTTTACCTGGTACTAACTTAATTACAAAAGGTAAATGCGTACATTGGGGTAGAGTAAGACGTGCTATTGATAAAGGATTTGTAATTAAACCACACCCAATCACTCAGAAAGTGTGGATAGCAAAAATGAAAAAAGACTACGGGGAAGAAAATGTACTCGATAAAAAGGTAGGAGGTTTTGAACTTCTTGCAAACTGCAAAGAGTGTGCAACAATGCCTAACAGTGAAATGGGATTGATGGCACTTATGCTAGACAAACAATTAAGTATGGTATCACATACAAAAGAAGATAGAGAAAAGTCTCTATTAACTTACGAAAGTATGTACCATGCAATAGCTAACACAAACGCTAAAGAATCTCTAATGAAGATATTCTCAGCAAAAAACTCAGGCATAATCTTTAGTTTTGACGAAGATGCAGAGCAACGAAAAGAGCTGTTCCTGAATAACTTTTGGAACATGAAGGTAATAAACGGATGATAGAACTAGTAACAACATATAAGAAAGATTGGACATTTTTCACTTTAGCTTCTCTACTGAATAAGTCAGGATTTCGTCTGCACTTATTTATACACAAAGAAGATTGGGTAGACAAAGAAGTGTCTTGGATGATAAATAACTTTGAGAACATTAAGGTTTACGAATCGTGGTGGAGAGAAGACCATATATCAAGAATGACTTTTCATTTAAAAGACCACTGGAAAGATAAAGGTGGACTCGCAAAAAGAATGGTTGTATGGTATGGTAATAGAATATTCAATAGACCAATTGATGAAGGCGATATACCACCAGCAGAGTTCTTCAAATCTTCACTTTCATTTTTGAGTAGAGACTTAGTATTCGATAAAAGTCATTTGGCAAATTATTATGGCATACTTGGTATAGCTACAAAATCTCATCAAAACATACCATTAGTTGATAAATCAATTGTGCTACTTAACTATGACAGATTGTGTGAATTTCATGACAAAGATTTATTCTTCATGAATCAGAAGATGCCAGTAAGTAATGGTAATAGACCTGCAGTAGATACTAAATTAATAGCGTGTAAAGATCTTGCTTTCTTTGAAGCACTTACATTCTATAATCATTCATGGTCGCCTTTATATGTAAATGGAAAGATTGATACATTAGTAGAGCTAGATGCTGTAGGAGCAAAAGAGTTGCTAGACTATAATGTGATGTTAAGAAAGTCTTGGAGCATAGATGTTCAACACAGATTTTTAGCAAAAGATTATCTAAATTTACAGACAGGAGTACAATTATCAGTGCCTTGGGATTGTTATACAAGACTCATAGACCAGATACCATTAAACTTTAGAAACGCTAGATTGAACGAAGTGTTACTAACAAAAACTGCAAAGCAAAAAGCAACCACAGGAAAATTAGTACAAAGGGGATTTTATTTAGGAAAGGTCTAAGTAACCCTCATTTAAGTCAGTCAAAATTTTCCAATCAATTATTCCTCTATCATATAAATCAAGTACAATCTCTTTTTCCTTTGGGGAATGAGGGTTGCTGTTGATTGTGCTAACAGGAATATGCCAACTGTACGGATTGTTCGCACCTGCGACAATCGGAAGTGCCTTAGAAAAGAAATCAAATCCTACCAATGTAAGAGTAGAAAAATTTGTTTTCTGTAAAAAATATTGAATTGCAATGAAACCTGCTGAAGGCCTTGCACCTGCAGCTACATGGTTCTCCGCTCCAACTAAATTGAATATTGACACAAGCTCTTTGTCCGAAAACATATCGACATATTTAAAACGTATGTCATGTCTCTCATCCGCATCGTCTCCCAAATGCACACGAGAACGATTGAACAGTACTGCACAATCTTTTGGGAACTTGTTTCTCTTTTTATATCTTAAAAATCCAGTAATCCAAATATCTGTACGCTTACCAATACTATCGAAATTAGTAGAGTCAGGTACTCCATTACCAAATCTTACGACTGTATCGAAGTTATCTATATATTCTCCAAGATCATGTTGTAGCATTTCTACAGAGTTTCCAACAAGTACTATTGATTTGTTTTTTGTAAGGTCGCGTAAAGTTTGTTCCATTCTTGGGAGTATTCCTCGTTGTCGTTTATACCATGCCACGGTCCACCGTCTGTAAAATGGACTGCTTTAGGATTTTTGAAGTGATAGTAATTCACCATAGCATTAAACTCTGCTGGTAAACTACCGATTGAATTTGCCCATTTCATTTCATGTAACGCACCCGCTGGGGCTTGGTTTACATAGGTAGGAGTTAGGGTTTTGCACCTTGAATTGTCAAACCACATTAAGGATGACCAATTTTTCTTTGGATAAGAACTATTTACTTTTTCATTCATCTTACTAGAAGGTACTAGAAAGTCGGGATGTTGTACACAATATACATCATGCGTTTCATTGGCATGATATACTATTTCTTGTGGGTCACATTTCCACATAAAATCAGCATCACAGAACAATGCGTGTCCATGATAATCAGATAAGTATGGTACTAAAAATCTCGTAAAAGCAAATTCTGTACTTTCATTTTGAAAAGGTCGATTGTATACTTCTAACTTATCTCTTATTAGTGGTTTAATAGTGTGGCTTCCATTATACTTTCGTATGGAAGCCTCACATACGGCATATGCTTCAGGTTGACTAGAGTCGTACCCGATGTATATAACCATTAGTCGTCTTTTAGACTATTACCCAAATCATTCACATATGCTTGTCTTGCTGTTTGGATTGCTGCTTTCTCATTATCGAGGTCAGCTATTTTAGCATCACAGAAGCCTATTGCATTATGTAAAGCTCTTTGGTCTTTATCGAAGTTATCGGAATCGTGTTCAATTCCATCTATTGTAATTGTTGCCATTAAAATATGTCCTGCCAATTGCCTTGTGTACTACTTTTAGCATACTCTGTAGCACGGTTTTCAAAAAAGTTGGTATGCTCAACTGCGTTTACTTGTGTATCAATCCATGGTAAAGGGTTAACTGTACTATGGAATATAGCTTTCATACCTAGACCTAATAATCTTCTATCAGCAATATATCTAATATATTCTTTGACTTCTTTTGCTGTTAAGTCAGGTATTTCTGCTTTGTCAAAACAAATATCAATAAACTTGTCCTCTAGTTCTACTACTCTTTCAGCAGCACAATAGATTTCATACTTTAGTTTATCTGTCCATATTTCAGGGTTCTCTGATATAAATGTTCTGAAAAGTTTTGACACATTCTCTACATGAAGTGTTTCATCACGAATACTCCAAGTTACTATTTGTCCCATTCCTTTCATAAGATTATGTCTAGGATAGTTTAGTAGTATAGCGAATGATGAGAATAACTGTACTCCTTCTGTGAACCCACTATATACTGCCATAGTCTTGGCTATATCATGTGGAGTGTCCATGTTAAAGTCAGATAAGTACTCATGTTTTTCTACCATCTGTTGTATATCCATAAACTCTTTATAGATATCCTCGGACTTGCCAAGTGTTTCTAATAAAGATGAATATGCATCTTGGTGCACTGCTTCCATAGCTGCAAACGATACTAACATCATTCTTACTTCTGGTGCTTTGAAAGTAGGAAGATAATGCTTAGCATATCCACAGCAAACATCTACGTCTGCTTGTGTAAAAAATCTAAATATATTATCTACTAACTGTCTATTATCCTCTGTAAGATTTTTATTATAATCTTTAATATCATCAGCCATAGTTACTTCTTCAGGCATCCAATGCATTTGTTGTTGTTTTTTGTAGGCTTCAAATGCCCACCCGTAATCAAACGGTTTGTAATATTCTCTTTCTTCTAATAAGTTTGCCATTTATCCCTCGCAACTTAGACAATCTGATTGCTCAAAGATTATCTCTCTTTTGGCTTGATTAGATACATTATCAGCTCTACTGATAGCTTCACTTCTCAAGTAATATAATGTTTTTAAATTTTTAGCCCATGCTAACATATGTACGTTATGTAAGTCTGCTTTGTTTACATCAGGTGGAAAGAATAGATTTACACTTTGAGACTGACAGATAAACTCTTGTCTGACTGACGCATGTTCTATTACCCACGACTGATTTATTTCTACAGCTGTTTTAAATACATCCTTCTTCCAATCGTCTAGAAAATCAAGATGTTGTACACTTCCTTTGTTTGCAACAATAGTAGACCAAGTTTCTTCATACAGTTCAGGACTAACTTTTTCTTTGATGAGTGCATCTAAGAATTTATTTTTTACTAAGTTGCTTCCTGTTTTTGTTTTCTGCGTATAAGCATTAGCTCTGAAAGGTTCAATGCTTGGACTCGTATTGCCACATAATATACTAGAACTTGCATTAGGAGCTATCGCTAATAAGTGAGCATTTCTTACAGAAGCTGTATCATCATCAGGACATGCACCTTTTTCTATTGCAAGGTATCTAGTAGTTTGGTCTGCGTTGTATTTGATGTGTGAAAACATCTCCATGTTTATACCACCCGCTAGACCGCTTTCAAATGGTATATCATTTTTTTGTAAGTACGCATGGAATCCCATTGCACCTAATCCTACGCTTCTCTCCCTTTGCGCACTAAACTTTGCTCTTTCAAGTTGGCTTGGTGCATTGTCGATAAAGTATGTTAGTACATTATCTAGCATACGGATTAAGTCAGGGATGAATGATCCATGGTCTTTCCATTCATCATAGTACTCTAAATTTACACTAGAAAGACAACATACTGCTGTTCTTTCTTCATCAGTAGCAAGAGTAATCTCACTACATAAATTACTGTGATGTACTTTTAATCCTTTTCTTTTCTGAAAATCTGGTAAATCATTATTAACAGCATCTTCAAACATTAGGTAAGGCTCACCTGTTTCCATTCTGTTTTGTAATATCTTAACCCATAATGCTCTAGCACTAACTGTTTTTACTACTCGTTGAGTGTGAGGATCGATAAGATCCCAGCTATCATCGAAATCACTATGCTTGGAAGCAGAGTGAATGAGTTCCATAAAACTATCTGGAACCACCACAGCATGATGAAGATTAAGGCACTTACGATTGGTGTCGCCACCAGTAGGTTTCCTAACATCTAAGAACTCCTCTATCTCGGGGTGTGACATATGTAGATATCCTGCGTAACTACCCCGTCTAGTTACTCCTTGGCTAAATGCCAACATTTCTGAATCTACAACTTTTACGAAAGGTATAACTCCAGTACTTTCTGAGCCTTTTGATGTCTTTGTTCCAGATGAACGAACATCACTCCAAGTACCTCCGATACCTCCGCCAAAAGAAGATAAGTAAGCATTTTCCGTAAAATGTTCGGTTATACCTTCTCTACTATCTTCTACATAATTTAAAAAACAACTTATCGGTAATCCTCTACGAGTACCGCCATTTGATAACACAGGCGTAGCAAACATAAACCATAGATTACTTACGTAGTCATATAATCTTTGGGCATGAGCTTCATCATCCGCAAAACATTCTGCTGCACGAGCAAAAGCTTCTTGAGGTGATGTTTCACCTGGTATCATATATCTATCTTTTAGAGTTGCATGTGCGAACTCATCCAAGAGAGAATCTTTACTATAATCTATCTTCACTGACATAATTTTCTACCAATCCTATAATTTCTTGTCCATGTCCTAGCACTGCTGCATCGACATCGTATGTTAAATCCATGAGTTTTACACCAGCTTCTAGTCCTTCTGTACCGAAAGCATTTAAGTTTTCTATGTACTTGTACTTACCTTCTAGTGGCAAACTCGCCATAATATCAAAGACGTCTCCGTACTGCTCAATCAATTGAGTTGCACGTTTCGGTCCGACACCATCTACACCAGGAACGTTATCTCCCTTATCCCCTGTCAACGCCTTGTAAGTCAAGTAGTAGTAAGGGTCAAAGTCATAATGCTCATCCCAGTTTAGTAATGTTGTTTCTTTTCTTGTTACAGTCGA